AAACTCTTTACCATCCACTCCTTTCATCTTCCTACGCTTCTTCTTATTGATAGAGAACTCACCAAACCCATAGGGAAGCTTTGCTCTTTCTCCTGTCTCTAGGATGTACTCTTTGAAAGCATCATTGTACCCATAGACAATGTTTCTCCACTCATCAAATGTTAATTTGACTGATGGATTTTTCTTACAGAAATGATTGTAGTTTTCTTTACTGGCGCTTCTCCAGTCTATTTTCACTCGCATTATCTAGTGTTTGGAACATTAGGTGCTTGACCATCAACTCCATCACTTGTAATGTCTGTCTTCAACTTGAAGTAGGTGGATAGTAACTTCTGGGAAGTTAGCTCTAACACTTGCTTTTCTAGGTAACCAGGAACAGGAGACTCTTTATCAAGAGGGTTCTTGCAGAGTTCTTCTGTTGTATATTCTGGGGTTCCACAGCCACACTCTGGGTACATAATGGAATTAGGAACATCCTCCTCGAACAAAGCAACCAATCTGATGGCTTTCAAGAGGGGGTTGTTTACATACAAATAGCCATTAGTAATCCAGTAGTATTCTTCCTTCTTAATGATAGGAAGCTTAAGCAAGTTAATATATCTATTGATGGTTATTTCTTTCAGCTTCTTTCCCTGCCCACTCATAGCGTTAATAGAATACACACCCTGGATAACATACTGATAGTTACCCTCTGTGATGCGGGGAAGTTTGAATTTAGTTCTAGCTACAGAACAAGGATCAGAATATTCACAACATTCAGAAATAGGAACTTCCACCATCTCCAGACAGGGGATAGTGGTGAACACTGTATCAGTGGCCCACAGCTTCCTCAGATTAGTCTCACGCTTAATCAGAAGGAAGGCATTGTTCTTAATCTCGGACATAACAGCCCTATCTGTTATCAAACTATCAGTTGACAACAGTTTATGCATAGAGCGTACATCTGAAACTAATTTCCTAAAAGTTGACATTATAAATACTGTTTGAATATGTTTGTTATTCCATAATCAAAGTCTATGAGAAATCCAGTCACTTCACCTTTGGTTATTGTGTAACCATTCTTATCATCCCAGCCACTTTTAGCTGTAGAGAATGCAGGAAGCTGGAAGAACTTAATACCGTTAAAATCCAGACTCACCTCATGGTGTTTGTCTCCTGTGAAGATGTAGAAGTTGTCATGATTAGACCATCCTTCTTTAAACTCCATGGGAAACAGACCAGCTAGTTTGGCAGGTTTCAAAGCATCCCCATGATTGAACATCATGGCTGAGCTTCCGTAGCTAACATACTTCCTGTATCGAGGAGAGATGTCAAAGAACACACGGTCCTCCTGTCTGAAATAGGTTTCTAACCAGCTAGCTAAGTGCCATCCTACAAACTCATCGTGGTTACCAGCTACAAATATCACCTCTACTAAATTACCCTTCTGAAGGAGCAGATTAATAACGCTCACTTCATGGTCACATATCGCTTGAAAAGCAGTATGATAGGACAGGATGTTCTGTTGAGGTGTACCCTTTGTAGTTGTATTGGTGAACTCACTATTGAATTCGTCAGACCCAATTATGTATTTAATATCTGTAACATTGTTAGAAAGAGCAGCTTGATTAAGGATTGTTTCTACCTTCTGAATGTAGGTACCAAATCTTTCCTCAATATCGTTGTTCCCTTCTATATCTAACTTGTTCAGATGGGAGTCTTGTTTATTGATTACCAAACAAGCCTCTGCTTTAGATGACTCAAACTTAGGAGCCATTATCTCAGGAGATACTGGTTGGTAGGTCTCTAAAAACGAAATGAACGAGTCTTGGAAAACTTGTTCATTCTTCTTCTTACCCAACCAGGCTTTCACCTGGTAGTAGGGGGTCTCAACATTTCCCCAGTAGTTTTGGACGTATTTAGTTATCTCCCACTTGTCTGTATCAATCTTACACTTTTCAATCAAATCCTCTAAACTCTTAATCTCTTCTTTAGTGTTTACCACTATCTCACCTGTCCCTTTCTGCACATCCTCAATAAACCTAACAATTGTATCTTCTAGTTCTCCAATGTAGTTTCCAACCTCTGCCTCATTTTCTACAGTTTCTGCATTTCTTAGCTCTCGCAACAACGCATCCACCTCATCCTCTGTAATGTTTAGTTTCTCTGCATAGAACTTTTTGCTCTTTTTCCAGTGTAGCATTTGCTCCATCTGGTGCAGAAGGGATTGATTTTCAGGCATTTATGATTTAGTTTGATTAAAATTGCCCTAAAGGTACGAAACTTTTTAATATTTTCCAAATTATTTTAACCACCTAGGTTAGTGTGGATAACTAAGTTAGTTATAAATAAAAAACTCCCAGGGGTAGAAACCCCCAGGAGAAGCCCTGAAAACCAACAAACAGGGTTTTTAATACTATTAAGAACAGCCCTCACACTCACCGCTACTAGTACAGTTTGTGGTTGATGTGCAAGGATATATGGTTAGAGAAAATCCTGTTGGGATGGAAGGTGAGCACACTTGTGTATTCAAGCCAGGTTCTAGTGTGTATGTATCAGGAATCACCTTTCCACACTCTACATAAGTGTAGTCTAATGGTTCAGCAGTTTCGTTGAGAATGTGATAACACAGACATTCTTCTGGAGCAACTGTGGTTGTGGTTGTAGTTGTAGTGCATTCACCCCCAATCACAATGTCTATAAAGTTGGTACACAGAGGATTAGCAGACATCACCCTAATAATAGTGGTGCCATTAGGAACCAATGTACTAGTGTACCCAGCCAGAAGAGCTGCCTTAGAAACACCTGTTTCAAAAGCTGATACAAACCCACCAACATTCGAGTAGAGGTTAAATGGGCCTGTATCAGTTCCAGCTATCGTTAATGTTATTGTTACAATCACAGAAGTGTAGTGGTGGTTGTTGTTGTGGGACAAGCTCCTATATTAGCAGAAGATACTCCTGGTAAAGGAGGAACTACCAATGTACCTGTACAAGCACAGACATAAATAGTGCTAAAGCTACTCACTACAGCAGTTCTATAAGCACCACCACAAGCATAGTAATTAATGTTTACGGGAGTGATAGTACTGTTAGTGATAGAGTAGAAATTACAAGAAGGACAAAGAATCGTTGTTGTAGTGGTAGTTGTTGAGCTTGTAGATGTAGAAGTTGTAGTGGTAGTTGTGCAACAAACGTTCAGTGCATTTACCAAAGCATCAATCTGATCTTGTAAGTCACAAATTTTCTCATCTACCTTCTGAAGAGAAACAGATAGGTTGTTACATGTTTGGATTCCTGTGCAGGGAAGATTGGGCCCACTGTACACAACAGATTGACTACCAATAGGTTGTGCTGAGCAAGGATCTCCTCCACAAGGTGTTACTATTGGCTGTGGTGTGCAGCAAGGAGTTTGAGGAACGTAATACATTATATAATGATTTTAAGCTATTAAGGAATATACATGATGTAGTAACAACCAAGACCAGGTTGGAAATTAGAGTGAGCTAATCCTCCTCCTGTAGAAGAAATTGCTTTATCAATAATGGTGATGCCAGTTGTTTTAGAATTGGTAATACCAATATCAGGAGTTCCCACTGCACCAGCCAAAGAGTAACTAGTGTTACCTCCATAGGTTGCTGTTTGAGCTAAAGGAGTGGTTGTTGTAATAGCCACTTGACTACCTGCAAGCGTTGTAAAATGCGTGTGTCCAGGATCACTAATTTTAGGATCTGTCGTATGTGTGTGAGCAGGAATTTGAGGAGTTGTAAGAGTTATACTGTTAGCACCAGCTGTTCCTAGTAATGTATAAGTAGGATTTCCAGCAACCGCAGGATCAACAGCAGGATTGAGGGGTCCTCCAGCCATGCCTGTTGTAGCACCAACACCTACACGTCCTCTTTTATCAGGGGTACCGTTACTACCATTACAAAGGTAGATTTTATCCCAAGCACCAAGACCTTTACCAGTACCATCAAAGTTACCAGTGATTGTACCATAGTATTCAACAACGGTGAAAGGCACCATTCTATCCTTGTAGGAAGTGGGAGGAGCAGGTGGTGTACAAGCTGCTACCAAAGCACAGAGCTCTGATTTCTTTACATAGTTAGTTTCAACATCTAATACAAAGGCATTGAAATCAACAATATGTGCACAAAGCTTTGTAATTACAGCCTGCAGAATTGCGTGTGTTCCAGAGGTTGATGTTACGCCTGTAAGACATCCAATTGTATAGGGTCCTTCTAGAGCAACAAATTTGTTTTCTACAACAACTAGTCTTGCATCAATCTCACATACAGCTTTAATAATAGCGCTGATAACATTAGGGAGACTAAGGTTTTCACAGGTTACTAAGTTTTTACTTACAATGTTACATATGATAGCAGGATTAATCTCAAGGATAATCCCTGTACCATTAAGCGTAGAGGTGAGAAACTCAATCAGCGCTTGCTCTACATAAGATAGAGAGTCACCATTTTTGATTCCCAGAATAGGAACATCTATTCCTGTATATCTAACGCATTGATCAGAAACAATCTCTGCGCATCCGTTAAAGCAATTAGAACAAGACATTTATTTAGAATTTAGAATTTTAACTCTGCTTGCAATCATGTTTACTGTGAATGCAGAGGCATAATTTGGATTACAAAGTTTGTAAACAAGAATTCTCCTATAAGTGATGAGATCTAACATTGCCCCACCAGGTACAGGTTGATTTAAAATATAGACAACATTGTTGTATAGATTGCTTGCTAAGTTGGCCAGCTTACAATCTATCTCAGCAATTAGTGCTGGGATACTAGCGCATTCTGGACAATGCGTAAGCCTTGGTGATAACATTTTTTATAAAGTTTGTTCCTTGTTTAGCAGCTGCATGACACAGGCCACAAAGACCATTAATTAATTGACATCCGCATCCAACATTAGCTCCACAGCCTCGACACTTTGCCATATTAGTAGAAGTTTATTACGTAGTTATTTCCAGAACATCCACAATTGTTTTTGAGGAAGTTATTAAGCATCATATCAGCTTGATTGTACAACTTCATAGCCTCATCTACAGCACAGTTATTAGCTGCAGCTATAGATCCTTGGATGAAGAAGTAAATAGAGGTGAGATCCACCTTTGCTTGTGTTCTAATAGCTCTATCACATTCCATCATATCAAGCTTCATGAAAGCATTGTCAAACTTCTCCTGTAGCTTTTCTACACGCATAATAGACTTCTCTACGAAGTTCTGATATGCAGGAGCTACAGAATACCTCAAACGATAAACCCCGTCAGGTAGTGGTTGATCCACCCCTACAGGGCTAAGTCCTAAGTTTGATGTAGTGAATATGTTAAAGTCATTAACACTGAATGGTCTTAATACAACACCAAAACCAGGAATGTTAATTTCAATGGTTGCTCCAGAAACAACAGGAGGGTTTGTAGGATAGACAGATGCATCAGCAACCCCAAGAGTTTGTACATTGTACGTAGGGATTACTAGTATGTCTAATTTCAAGTCTGCCATGTTGTTTTAAATAAATAAGCCAGAGGATCTGAGTTTGTATCCTCTCACCTCTGGCTTAGGTTAATATAATCTAGGTTATGTTCCTACTATTACGGAATCAAAGTTGATGTGGTAGTAGTAGAAGGCCAAATTGTGGTTGTGGTAGATGTAGTGGTGATACAAGAGTTATCAGCAGTTACAGTACCAAGACCAGCCTCAAGAACAGTCTCAATCAGTCCACCAATTGGGTTTGCAGAACCATTGCTCTGTGTTTGAGGAGTAGCAATGATTACAGTGCTATCTTCAAAGATGTAGTCACCCCATTGATAAGTAGACTTGTCATAAGTGTTGAACTTGATGTAGTAAGTATCATAGGTAACACCATCAGATACCCAGCTCTCGAAGTTCTCGTTATAACCATTCATTCTGTAGAGGTGCTTCAAATATCCAGCTTGATAGCTGTAGAAGTTCTTCTCCAGTTGAGCAATCTCAGCAGAAGTACCAACAGCATAAGAAGAACGCTGTACAATGATAGGATCAGCTACCACGTTACAAGGATCTGCTACAATGAAGTCAGCAGTGGTTGCAGGTCCGCTAAACACGAATGTACGGAACCACATACGATCATACTCGAAAGGAAACGCTGCTACATCACAAGGCTGACCATATTTGGTAAGAGGCTTACCAGTGATACGCAAGAAAGCGTTTTGGTCGTTACCAATTCTCTGGAACTGATAGAAGTCAGAGAAAGTGATGTTGTCAGGATTGTTTCCAGGAGCTTGCAACAATAAATGATAGATGATGTCATCAATCAAGGCAGGTACATCCACGTTAGTACAAGGATCACCACCGCAATCGCAACAAGGTGCATTTACAGTTACACTACGAGTGAAACCGTTGAAATACAATGTATCCAAGTAGCTAGAGTGAGCACGCAGAGTTAAAGTGATAACATCACCACACTGTGCGTTCCAGTTTACCACATCTGTAACCTGAGTTACGGGTGTAGGACAACCAACCACTTTGTACCACTCAGTTACGTTGCTGTTGCAACCAGCACCTGAAGGACAGCCTTTAATCTTATCAGAACGCTTAGAGCCTTGCAGATAAGTGTTAGTACGGCCCTGCGCAATATAGAAATAGGGAGCAGCAGCAATATTTGCAGCTGTGGCAAGGGTGTAGTCATTTCTGAAGATACCCACTTGGCCAGCGCTCAAGTTTTGCGTAGATCCAGAGCTAGGGAGCGCAGTTTGCCCTACTGGTACTACGAAGAGCGTAGTTAATGAAAAATCAGCCATTTTGTTTTATTTTAGGTGATTAAAAAATCTATTCGTTTGTC